TTTGGTGTCACTAGAAAGTGTACCAAGCGGCCTGTGATGGTAGTCCCATACGGCGGCAAAATATACAGTACCCGTCAGTATATTGAGGATTACATAACTGACCGTATTGAAGAAGGGACTTTATCGCCTTGGGGACATGACCTGTTTGAACCTAGTCACTATCTTGCTGACATTGTGTGGGCTTGTATCTCAAAGGTGATTACCGCCGCTCGTACAGTTATGGATTGGCTACAAGAGATATCCAGTATTATATCGGCGGAGAACCTTCCAGTTATCTGGGAAACACCAACAGGCTTTCTGGTGCATCAGATGTATCCAGAGACACGAAGCAGACGCATTACAACCCACATTGATAATAGCCTTATCAAGCCACAGGTTCGTGAGCAAAACTACATGAAGTCAGACCGCCGCCGCGCAGTCAACGGAGCAAGCCCTAACTTTATCCATTCGCTGGATAGTGCGGCTATGACGTTTACTATTAACAACTGTGTGGGTGTGGGCATTACTGACTTTGCTATGGTACACGATAGTTATGGTGTACACGCCTCACTTGTACCTAAATTGTACGAGCAGACACGGGCCTCTTTTGTTCGTATGTACGAACAGAATGATGTCCTTGAACAGTTCAAAGGCTTCGCTCTTGAAGTCGTAGATGAAGTACCCACACCACCGCAAAAAGGTAGCTTAGACCTTTCTCTCGTGAAGGAGTCTAAATACTTTTTTGCTTAGTCTTACCAAAGTGTAAAGCTTGCACATTTATGGACATTATAGTTATGGAAAAACATACCGAAGCTCTTCTTGTATTTTACAAGATTTTAATTCGCCGTGACCTCGCAGTCCCAGTGGATTTAACAGCCCGACTTATCGAAGCGGGTATTGACTTAACCATGGTTAACCATAAGGAGACAGAATAATTATGGCAACCTTACGTACTAACAAAGGATTGGCCTACTGGCCTCATATCTTTACACCTGACACACAGTTCAACTCTGACGGTGACTACTCAGTAAAGTTCCGTGTGGCTGGTGAAGACGCAATCAACCTTCAGAAAAAAGTTGATGCGCTGGGCGAAGAGTCAGTCCAGAAAGCAAAGACAGAAAACCCTTCCAAAAAGATTAAGTTAGCCAACGTACCCTACAGTGAAGTTTTAGATGAAACTGGCAATCCAACTGGTCAGCTTGAGTTTAAGTTCAAGCAGAAGGCAAAAATCCAAACTAAGAATGGGCCTATGGATATGAAGGTTGCAGTTGTGGATGCCAAGGGTACTCCGATTACTGAGCCTGTGAATATGGCTAACGGTTCTGAGGTCAAAGTAGCCTTTGAACCAAACCTGTATTACGTCCCGTCTTCTGGGGCTGGTGTATCTTTGCGCCTCAAGGCTGTTCAGATAATCAACCTCATTGAATATGAGTCCAACGACTTCGGCTTCGGAGAAGAAGAAGGCTACACGCACAATAACAATAATAATAATAATGGTAGCGATAATGCCCAAGAAGACAACGAAGAGTTCTTCGGTAACAACGAAGACGAAGAAGAAGACTTTTAGAAGTAAGTTTGAGGAATCTGTTGCAAAGAACTTAGACAGTCAGGGTGTAGACTACGAATACGAAGCCTACAGATTACCCTACATTGTCGAGCGTAACTACCTA